CCCCCGACTGCGTGGCGAGGAAATTGCGTCGCAAAATGCCTTCGGCGCACATAGTGAATTTTCCGACATTTCTTTTACCTCGCTACGCTCAAGTACGGGGGGACTGTCCTCCCCCCGTAAACCCCCTGACTGGCTTTTCTTTTATTTGCGATTTGTCTTTTTTGACACGAAAGGACACGTTGCAATTATTCAATTGGCATACGATCCATCGCTACGCGATCCAATAGGCCATCTTTTGCCGGTCCACTGTTTTTCGTTTTTGACGACGAGAAGATTTCGTCGTTTATCAAATTTGAAGGGTTTTCGCTCTAGCAAAACGCGCAAACGCATTTTGTTGCGCTGCCTCACGTTAACACCGTTCGAAAGAGTTACTTTCATATCATTTCCCTCCAATTTTTTAGTTCCCAATGGGCAGGGTCATAAAATGACCATTCTCCGCCCCATTGGATAGAGAGTTTCTTTTTTCTGGCAACTTCGCTGCCAATTCCACCAATAATGGACCATTCCACACGGTCTAATTCCCATCCCTGTATTCCATGGATGATATCAACCGCAAGTCCAAAATTGTGGGCGCTTTCTCCATAACGGGCTTTAGAAAAGCCCTTCTGATGAAGCATATTTTGACGTTGTTCATCACGAAGATATTCGTGAGCAAACAACGGTATTCCGAAGCGCGAAGCTTCCTCAATTAGCCCAAGAGCAAACTCAACAATTTCTTTACGCGCGCCCTCTCTGGGCGCGCGCACTTGTTGCTCTTTATATTTTAGGGACTTGAGGAATGGCGCATGCTGTAGATTAGCCATTGCTTCTATCCCGTTTTTAGGTTGCCGGGTCCGACGGCGGGTCTGCGGGCGGGTCCACAGGTTTCGGATCGGGGTTTCCACCCGTAGGTTCCGAGGGTTTTGCATTAGCCGTCCTTTTGATTTCCAAAAGTTCGTTTTGCATCGCCAGCATAGCCATTTCGTTCTTTTTCATTTCGAACATCATACGCTCAAGCTGGGGATTACGGGCACCCTTTTGAACAATCTGAGTGAAAGTCACATCAGTTGTTTTTTCGACGATTTGATCCTTCGCATAATTACGGACAAAAACTGCACCAGTTTCATGCCCAAAACGAAGAAATACATCGTTCGAGATAAAAAGGTCAAGCTTAAAATCGCCATCGACCATTGCGATAAGCGTTTCTTTTTGCGCTTCCTTTTTACCCTTTTCCGGCGCTTCGCCAATCCAAACCTCAGTTCGTTGATTGGTTATTCCCTCAAGCGTCAGCCTGCGGCCGCCGCTCGCGCCTTCGATTTTAATAACCTCGCCAATTTCAATTGGCGTTAGGCTTTTCCAGTCCCGAATTTTGTTAGCCATTTTTTTAGTCCTTTACGCGAGTTTGATCAACATCATCAAGCACAGCCTGATAATGATCGACCGTGCTTTCAGAAAGCGGGCGGCCGAATTGCGTTAGGCCACGAATTGCCGCGTTATGACCACCAGCAATATCGAAACCGTCAACAGTATCGTCCACAAAAACCTTTTTGTGGAGCGTCGGCACAAGATACCAATCCGCTGTTAGCGTCGGATCGGCCTGCTCAACAGACCAAATGCGCCGCCGTTCTACATCGGACACAGCATCCACTGCAGGGCGATAAAATTTACCGCCAATCCTAGTAAATTCACGGTTCCAATTATAGTTAAGATAACTATAACCGAAAAGACCGGACGGCGTATTATGATCGACGTCAATGAATTCATTCGGCACAGCCTCTACTTTTTCAGGGTCCAGATAATCCCTCAAAGCCTGAGGAAATTTATCTGTATCCACAGTGTCGAAGAAAAAGTCCCGCTTTCGCTCAAAAAGAGGATCAGGAACAATTTCGACTGTGTTTACGATAATACCGCCACACGTAACAGGAGGCAAGCGAACATTCATAGAAATATTCGCAACGCCGGTAGTAACGCCCTCATCCAGATTACCCGCGTCGGTAGCCCAACGGCGAACATATCGAATAGGCGCTTCACGCATTCCCAAAAGAATTGGGTCGCGCATCGTTTGGTCGGGAATGCGAATACCGTTCATAAGCAAATCGATGATATAATCTTCATCATGGCTTTCGAAACGTTCACGCATCCGCGCAAAAGCGGCAGTCTTTTTTGCCAATTCAATGTTAGAAAGCGATACGGAAATACCACCTTCCTCCATTTCAATAAAAATGTCTTCTAGGCTATCACCAGAGCCCTTTTTCCCATAAAGGGCCTCATAGTTTTGATAGGTATTATCCGCCGCCGTGGTACCGTCAGGATTTTTAATAGTACCGACAGGATGAGAAGAAGCGGTATTTGTGAACAAACCGCTCACGGAAATATTTCCGCCGCCCACTGCGTTTAGAGAAATTTCCCCGTCGATGCGGGCAGCATCATAATCGGGGACGATATCTTTCATAAGACGATGGGACCACATAGCTTCGGCCAATGTGGTATCCGTCGCGGTACGAAGCGTCAAAGATTTGGACGCATTACGACGCCGGAAATTAACGACCTCGTTATAAGCCTCAACATAGGCAATATTTTTTGTATCGCCCACTCGCCCGTGAATACCGAGAGCCTTATAAACGGCATTAGAACCGTGCGCAGGCATCACAGCAGTTTGGAAAAAATCGACCGGACCAGCATCCGCTTCCCGCTCTTTTTCTTTCCGCCATGAGCGCAAAACGCTATCCATGGATGAAAAGCGATCGAACGCCAAAAATGGCACGAAATAGGAATAGGCCCGCACCATTACGTCATTCATCAATATTTCAGCGGTTTCCATCATTTCCACGTTAATATTGATAGGGCAGCGAATTACGCTGTCCTCAGGATTAAGCGGAATTACGGAAACAGGAATAATCTTACCTGCGTCGCCGCTTGTAAGAAAATTTACGCTGTCTCGACGTTCCGTACGCGGAAAGCTTACGCTTTGCGTAGAATATTGCGTGATATCTTTCATTTGACTGGCTCCTTTTTTGCCATTTTTTAACCTGCTGACAAAACCAACAGGCCATTAGTCCCACGCACTTCGCGGGATGGTTGACGGATTTGCGCCCGGAGGCAACATTTCCGAAAATGAAGGACGCGGTGAATTATCACGCGGAGCGTCCCGATTAAGGAAAGGAAAGTTTTCACGAAACCATCCGGTATTCCACGGATTATAATTTCCGCCGTCATAGCGGCCTTCCCATTGTTGCTGCAACGGAGTTGCGCCAAGTCGCCAAGTATATCCCAAATCAGCGATATATTGGCGTGGACCCTCAATTTGTGAAATCGAAGGAAATATAAAAAATCCTTCTTCACCATAAGTTTCGGACCAAATACCAACATCTGTATGGCCCGGTGTCCGCAACATCCAACCGGGTCGGCTTACCAGATTTTGATTAAGCGTCGGAGGAACATATTCAACACCGTGAATTGTGACTTCCTCCTCTACAAAGCCGCCATTTCCATCAGGCTGCAAAACAGTGCGCGTTACAGACGAGGGACGCGCAAAAGGGCGCAGAGCTCTTGTGTGAGTTCCGCCTGAATTTCCCGCAGAACCGAGACCTGAGCCAGTATATCCTGTGCCTGACGGTACTTCTCCAGAATAGACATATCCACCGGATTTAGACCATGATTTGTCAGGATTTTGTCCGCTGACGCCAAATCTTTTTTTGCCGTGTCGTCCAACGACGATGACGTCGCGACCGCCGCTAGAAAACTTCGCAGCAAGGGCCTGTGTCTCCCTTCGGGACCGCGTGATATAGGTTTCGCGCCCTGCGTTTCGTTGTTCTTCGGCGGTTCTTTGGGCAGCATCCGAAATTCCGCGATTATTGTTTCCTTCATTTGACTTTCCATTTTTCATTTCGACACCTTATTACGGTTCACGTAAGACGCGATGAGATCAACACCAATGGCAGCAGCCGCCGCCATGATGATTTCAGTCTGAATTAAAACAGTTTCGGAAACGCCCAAGCCGATCAGATAACCGCCAGCGGCAGAGCCGATACGGCGGGCGATAGGATACAGGATATTTTCAGCGAGTTTCTGGATCATTTTAGCACCATGGTATAAATTTGCGTTTAGCGGTTCCACCGCCGCCACCTTTAGGCCGCCAATCGGTCGGCCTTTCTTTACAGTTTTTTTCTAATGGCGGACCCTCCTTTTTTTGTTCGGGCCTACGCGACAAAGAACCCTGCTGATCGATACGCTGCGCGCGGCGGCTTTCTCTTTCGAGACGTTCCTTGCGCGCTTGACGCGTCCGCTCCACAACACGCGGAGATTTTTGATCAGAATAGGCGCGAGATTTTTCATCGCGCGCATCCAGAACGCCGTGACGGTTCAAAACGGAACCCCTGTCCACTCGCCCAAGATTTCTGGAAATGACATAATCGTTTCGCGCTGCCCTAAACGGGTCCGAGACGCGCGGGATGTTTGCGCGTCCGATTGTTCTAGGAAAATCCGATACGCGCGGTTGGCGGGGTTGTCTTGGGGCTCTGGGAGTACGCCCAGAACGGCCTGACGAATTTCCGCCCGTGTTACGAGTTCCGCGAGCCATGGTTTCCACCTTTCGCCTGTAGGGCCGTTTGAATATTCGCCGAAATAAAAATATCGGCCTGAAGTGTCCTTCATGACCATACCACGGCCCTGCCGGTCGGTCAACCCCTTAACCCACGGCATCACCGGAGGCTTGCCTGTATCAAAACGAGGAATAGAAACCTGTTTTTTATTTTCGACATGCAGAAGCCTATCGTCTCCGCTGTCATAATGGTGCAGAATTTGATCCGACATAGGCGGCTCTTCGCCCCATTTTTTAACGTATTCATTCCAATATTCGACGAAGTAGTTTTCTTGCGTCTTGCCCTGTAAATAAAACCTGATGAAATTACCATCAGGATATCGGGCATCTGGGAAATAATACTCCCATGACGACAAAGCCAATTTTTCTTGCGCCAACTTACTAGCGCGAGACATAAAATATTCATGGCCAAGCGGAGGCTTTTTCGACATTTGAAGATTTCGGGTTTGAACTTCGTCACCCTCATTTTTTACGACGTATTTCGCAACATAACGAAAACCGTCAGGATCGGGCCGCTGGACATAAGTATAGCCCCACGGCCACAATCTCCACATTTGCTTTTCAGCCTCCACAGGAGGCAAGCGACAGAATTCGCATTCGCAAGAATTGTCGAAAAAAAGCACAATGTGCCAATGCGCTCGGCCAAATTTGGTTCCATATTCTCCGGCGCATAGAAACCTAATGCGCGCCCCGTTGTGCATATCAGAATAATGGCGGCGAAGCCGCTTTAACATCTGCTGCACATCCGGGTAATAAAGCACGGCAGATTTATGAAAATTGCACGGCGTTTCGGCATAGGTCAAAGTGAGCGCAACTGTCTTAGCGTTCACTTTTTGCTCCGCAATGCAACGGCCCACCCAATCCTTTATGCGGTCGTTTCTGCATTGCGAGCATTTGCGACACGCAACTTGCGTTTCTGCGTCAATCCAAACTGGCGTTTTACACATTTGAAACTCCGTTGCGTGTCACTAAATGCACCTATGAACAAGGGGGCGGGGGGGGCGGCCCGCCCAGGCACCCCGTTGGGGCGCTTGGGCGGGCCTTGGATGGGGCGATCGGGCCGGGGGAGGACCGGCCCCGTTGCCCCAAAGAGCTTGCAGCGTGTAAAGAATAAATTTCCCCTGCCTTCGGCATTCCTCGCGAAACAAATTTTTTCTTGACACTCGCTTTTCGGACGCTCGGCGCTTGCCGTTCCCCCGGAATGTGCCATTCCGGTGGAAAGTCAAGGCTTAGCGTCCTAATCTTTTCTGCATCTTTTTGCATTTCTTCCCTTGCAAGTCTTAGAGTGTGCCCCTATATTCTATGTATAGAAAGGAGCACAGCAGATGGAAAACTTCTACGCAGCATGGTGTTACGAGGACGGAACGATCCTCGCAAAACCGGGATTGGACTGGGACAGCACATACGAATTGTACTGCACCACGTTTCACACAGAACACACCCTAGCTAATTGCCGGTGGCGAGGCGTGTTTACTGGAGCAAAACTGGCAGAATTTATCATCATGGAAGGACAAGTAAATGACCCAGAATAACGAAAAGAAGCAAGAAGCGAAGCCGGAAACCATTGAAGGCAATGCCGAACTTCGCAAATTCACAGAATATCTTGCGTATCTGGAGAAGACGACGCAAACGGATAGCCCAGCGGAAAAGTTTTTCCTTGCGTCGAAGCTTCGCAAATTGCGAACCGATATCTCCACGTATATCAAATCGCTTGAAAAGTGACTTTAAGGGGCAGCCGCAAGGCTGCCCCCGACTGCGTGGCGAGGAAATTGCGTCGCAAAATGCCTTCGGCGCACATAGTGAATTTTCCGACATTTCTTTTACCTCGCTACGCTCAAGTACGGGGGGACTGTCCTCCCCCCGTAAACCCCCT